CGGACGTTGGTGATCTCGACCCACGTGGGCGTCTCCCACGTCGCCGTGTTCCGGTAGACCTTGGCTTCCATGCCCAGCCGAATCGCCATCGCTGCCTCCTACCTCCTCGACGCCCACATCACCACGACCCCCCGACGATCGCGAGGTGGTGACCCAGGTTGCCCTTGACCTCGAGCTGCGAGATGTTCACGCTGCGGAGCGTCACCATTCCGCCCGGCGGGAAGTTCACATCGGGGCCGCCGCTGACGCGGAACTGGATGTTGCCGGAGTTCTTCGTGGACGCGACCAGCGTCACCGTCAGCACGGTTGGTGCGGCCTCGACCGAGAGGTAGCCCTCGCCGGTGAACACGAAGCTCTTGGCGTAGATGTTGTTGGCCATCGCCTACCTCCGGACCCTGTAGGTGACGGTGAGGATGCTGGTCAGCGCCCGCTGCTGCTCCAGATGCTCGGCCGCGACGACCGGCTCGTGCTCGATGGAGAGCCAAACGGCCTCGGGCAGCCCGTCCAGCCGCTTCATGCGCAGGTGGTCGGCGATCTCTTCGGCGAGGTCCACCAGGCCGTCTATCTCCGCGTCGTCGGCGATCTTCTTCTGGATGCCGATGTCCACCGCGCAGTCGAAATACGACCCGTCGCGCGAGGCGGTGGCGATGGCCACACCCTTGGGGACGACGCTGACCTTCAGGTCGGCGAGGTCCGCCAGCTCGAAGGCGGGCTGGTAGAGCCGCTCGGCGGTGAAGGGCGTCCCAAACGAGCCCGCGTTCAGGCTTGCCGTGAGGGCGTCGGCGATGGCAACCAGCGTGCTCATGTGCCCTCCGTGGCGACATGCTTGGTGTGGATGCGGAGCACCTTGCGGTACGGGTCGCTGAACCGGAACGGCGGCTCGCCGCCGGGGGCCATGACCTCGTAGACCTGCGTCTGCGAACCATCGGCATCGCGGACGCGGTCGCCGGCCTTCGGCAACACCGCCGACCCATCGAGGATCAAGTCCGTCCGTCGCACGAGGAAGTCGCGGGACTCGACCTTGCGGATGAACCCGGACTCGTCGGCCTGCTCGAACACCGTGCGGCCGACCGTCGCGGCCACGTCCACGCTGGCGGCCCCTCGCTGGTACGTCACCGTCCGCGTGAGGTGCGTGTGACGCCGGTCGTTGAGGAAGGCCGCGCCTTGTTCGAGCAGGTCGGCCATCACACCGGCACCCCGGTCGAGATTCCGCCGCCCATGAGCACGCGGACGAAGCGGTCGCCATCGTCCGCATCGCGGGTCGAGACGCCCAGGAGCTTGTTCAGTCCGCCGCCGTCGCTGGCGGTGGCGAACTTCGCGGTCGCGTCCCAGTACACCTTGGTGCCGGCGGTCATACCGGTGCTCACGCCGGTGTCCTTGACGATCCCGAACAGCCCGGCCAGCGCGATACGGCCGACCTCGCCGCTCTTGATGTCGCGGGTGGCAATGCCGACGAGGTCGCCCTGGATGACCACGTCGCCGTAGTCGATGTCGCTCGGAGCCGTGTAGTTGATGCGGAGCCCGAGCCTGATCAGCTGTGCGCCCATGCGTGTCTCCTCGTGGAGGTCAGTTCCATCACTGCGACATCCGGGCTCGCACCGTCGCGTCCGCGTCGGCCGCCGCCTGTGTCGCTTTGCCGATTGCTTTGTTCGCCCCGGCCCCGTCGCTGGTCGTGGCGAGGTCGTTGGTGTCGTCCCAGTACAACTGGGCGCCGGCGGTGATCGCCGTCCCGCCGCCGGTGGCCTTGGGGAAGTCGAAGACGCCGGTGACGGCGAGCGCGCCCAGCGCCCCCGCCTTGATGTCCAGCCGCGCGACGCCGACCAGTTCGCCCTGTACGACCACGTCGCCCGCGGCCACGTCGGCCCCCGGCGTGTAGTCGATCGCGTCGCCCTCGTGCCTGAAGATCGCTGTCATACCTTGCTCCTCGCCGGGGCCGGGCTCGCCGCCCCCGATCTCACCACCGCCAGCCGGTGGCATTACGCCTCACCCTTGCTCTTGACCGCCGCCCGGTGATCCTGCATCGCAACGCCAAAGTCGAAGTAGCCGCGCCACTGCATCCCGAGCGTGTTGAAGTCCGTCTCGCCGCTCTCGATGACCGGTACGCGCCGACCGCGGAGGTACGCGATCTCGATCGCGGCCACGTCCGCCGGGTTCGAGAACAGATACCAGGCTTTGGCACTGCCGCCGGTGATTCCCTGGGCGTTGAGGTACGGGCTCGCGACCGGCCGCCACTTACCCGCGTGCGGGTTGTTGGCGGGTTTGGGCTTGTTCGCGTCCGTCGTCTCGTTGACCCGGGTCTCGGTCATGAGCTGCTGGGCCGTGACCTTGAGGCTCGTCGGGACGAGCAACACGGACGGCGACAGGAGGATCGGCTTACCATCCGAGTCCGTCTGGTCCATGAAGGTCTGCTCGGCCTTGGTCAGCGCGTCGATCGAGAGCGCCGTGTCCAGGCCGGAGATGAAGTTCTTATTGCCGGCGCTGAAGAAGCTCGACGGGTTCGACAGGAGCAGCTCGAAGACCGCCTCCTCGCGCTTCAGCGCGCTCATCCGCCCGATGATGCGGGGGATCTGGAGGAATGCCCCGAGGTCGTCGTTGATGATCATCTGCCGCGTCAGCGCGAACATGCGGCCGTAGGTCTCGACCTTGTTCGTGAAGGACTGCTCGCTGAGCGTGGCGTGCTTGAGCTCGCCGTCGGGGCCGACCTTCTCGAAGACGCCGTTGCCGGTGAGGCGGTATCGCGTGACCTCCTTGAAGTCGGCCACATCGGTGTCGGCGCAGAACGACCCGACGGCGCTCTCGACCGCCTGGTACGCCGCGAGCATCGACTTGTTGGCGACATTCGAGAGGATGCCGGGCAGACTGATCGTGCTGAACCCGCCTCCCCCACCGGCAGCCTGGACGAGCCGACCGCTCGCCTCGAACGCGGCCCGGATGAACTCGTTGTCGGCACGTCCCGGCCGCAGGTGCCCGCCCCCCGCCTCGATCACGAGGCTGAAGAGCGTGTGCAGCCCGGCGCCGCGCAGGCGGCTGGACAGCACCGCCTCCATCACCTTGTCGTCGTACCACTTGCCCACATCGGCCTCGGCGATGCCAGCCGACAGGCAGAGCGCCGCCTCCAGTGCCCGGGCCGTTGGCTGCTCCCCGTCGCGGCGGACGCCGCTGATCGCGGGACGCTCGGCGCGGAGCACCTCCAGTTCGGTCCGCGTGGTGTCCCAGCCCTCGCCGATCGCCTTGGCCTCGAGATCGAGGTGCTTGCCGGCACAGACGCGGCGGATCTCGGCGACGCGCTTCGTCTCGGCGGCGAACTGCGCCCGCAACTCGGCCACCGGGTTGGCATCGTTGGGAGCCGCGGAGGGTGGATCATTGCCCACCTTCTGCTCGGCGTTGTAGATGGCCTGAAGGCTGGTGCGCTGCGCATCGCTCAGGCTTTCAGCATCGAAGCCCTTGGCCTCGATCCATTCGGTGAACTCCATGTCGTCCTCCTTGACGGCGCCGGACTTCGAGGCGGCGACCGTGGCGGTCGTGTTGTCGTCCGCGCCCATCGCGACGAAGCTGATCTCGCCCAGCACGCTCTTGCGGGCGATGTGGACCGGCCCCTCGAACTCCCGCCCGTTGGCCTGCGCCTTCCGTCCCTTGGGCACGAACTCGACGCGCTGGGCGACCGCCCCGAGCGACGCCTGCCACGGGAACCCGTTGCGGCTGCTCTCGACGATCTCGCGCGCCACCGCGCCGGCCCCGGAGATCACGCCGGCGACCGTCAGACCCGTGCCCTGCACGCTCACCGAGTCGGTGTGTCCGACGATGAGCGAGGGGTTGTGGTCCTTCAGGATGGGTCGGCTGCGGGCGCTGACCTGGAGGCCGGACAGATCGACCACGACCGGGTGCGGCCACGCCGCGAGCGACATAGGGCCGCCCGTGTAGGCGACCATGCTGAATCGCCGAAGTGCGGGGCGATCCCCGCCGCCATCCGTGGCGGCCTCGATGCTCTCCCAGTCCTCGACCGGGGCGCGCAGCTGAAGCACGCGTTGCTCAGCGCTCTTCGCCATCGTCGGCCTCCTTGCCAATGGGGATCGTGGGGGTCGCCCGCTCGACCGTCAGCCCGAGCTCGGCCATGAGGGCCGTTTCCTTGGCGCGCTGCCGCAGCTCGGATTCCCAGTCCCGGCCCTGCCGGGCGTACTCGGTGGCGAGCGTCGTCGTGTGCGACGTGAGTCGCGTCGCCTGGGCGCTGGCTTCCTTCGCCGGGTCAACGTGCTCGTGACCGTCCCAGAACCACTGGTGAGGCAGCGTCGCCCCTTCGGCCACGAGCGTGCGCACCCGGAGCGGCAGCAGGTCGCTCACCAGAACTGCCTCGCGCAGCCACGACGACAGCACGCGGTCGAGCACGACACAAGCGAGGTGCTCCTGCTCGACCCGGATGCTCTTGAAGTACGTCTGGTGGTCCAGCCGACCCGAGGCGTAGTTGTACCCGGAGCTGTTACCCGCCGCGACGTTGAACGGCATGTTCAGGCAGCGGGCGATCTCGCTCAGGATCTCGCGCTTGAACTCGGCGTAGGTCGTGCTCGGCTGCTCGGCCTGGACCTGCGCCATCTTCCAGCCGCCGGGCATGGTCAGAAGCGAGCGAGCCTCAAGCTCGATCGCGTCCATCGGCTCGACGGCCTCCGCCTCGCCGCTGGCGGGGGCATCCGTGTAGAGGATGCCCGCGAAGTCCGCGGCCGTCTCCGCGGCGCCGATCACCGCCAGCGTGTAGCGTCGCAACTGCGCGAACAACGGCAGCGCCGGCGTGATGTCCGGGATGCCGCGGCTCTGGCCCGGACGATCGGATCGGAAGTAGTGCACGACGGACGGCGCGGGCACGCGGTCGTACTCGAGGCCGAATCCCACGAGCGAGCCGCTCCGGGCGTCACCAGGATGGCCTCGCAGGACGTGGTACTCCTCGGGATTGCCGAAGGGGTCGAAGACGATGCCGTCCACCGCATCCGCGTCCAGCACGGACAGGTCGGGCGTGGTGACCTGGTCGGCCTCGATGAGCCGCAGGTCGAGCTTCACGGGCGTGGGGAGGGCCGGGTTGCTCGCGAGAATCGTGAACGCCTCGCCGCTCTCGGCCCGGGCCATCCGCATGGTGCGGAGCCGCTCGGGCAGACCGATGGCCTTGGCCCAGCGGGCGAACTCCCGCTCGATCCGCTCGTTGGCGGCGTCGTCGTCGGTGAGCAACTGCAGCCTCGGCCCCGTGCCGACGAGGTCGTTGGCCAGCGTGAGCACGATGCCCCGGGCGTATGAGTTGTTGGCGACCTCGTAGCGGGCGCGGTTGCGGAGGATGCGCCGCACCTCCGGGCTCGCGGCCGCGTCGGCGCTGAGGCCATCGGCGTTCGCCCAGTGGCGGCGGTTCGCGTCGTTCGTGACCGCAGAGTCGAAGCGGGCCATGATCGCGCCGCGGACCAGCCCGCCCTTGACGGGGGCGATGCTCCTCTCGGCGGTGGGCTTGGTCCGAAACAGCCCGAGCATCAGCCGCCCTCCGTTCCCGGCGGAATCAGCCGGGTCAGGCGCAGGCCACGATCCTTGCGACGGACCGCCTCCTTGCTCGCCAGGTAACGGTCGGCCTCGATCTGGTCGCGCAGGCTGTGCTGCTCGACCGACTGGCCGTCCACTGCGGCCCTCGCCGGTCCCGCCGCGTTGTCCTTGATGGCCTGCTCCAGCTCTTCTGGCATCGCACTCGCTCGTCACTGGTCTACATCTGCACGGTCGCGCGGCATGTCGCGCATCGCCTACTGCATACTTACACCGACGTGCGATGCGTTGATCGCGCGAAAGGCCCTTCTGCACCACTTCGTTCGATCTATCGAATGCAAGGCGCACGGCAGTGATGCATGCACGCAACCAATGCAACAGGCTGCAAAGCGGCGCTATCTACCTGCGCGCACACCTCGTGCGCCCTCGTTCATGACGCCTGCTCGCGCGTCGAGAAGCGACGACCGCAGTGGCGACACTCGCGCCGACGCAGTAGCACACCGCCGGGAAGGCGCTTGAGGTACACGACGCGGTGGTGGGCGCAGCCGCAGTGTCGGCAGACCAGCCCGAGCGGCTCGCCTCCACGATTCGGGATGGTCTCCTTCACGCGCGGCATCAGCGGCGCCCCTTCTGAAGCTCTGACAACCGAATGCGCGGCCGTGACGCCGGCGCCTTCTGGTCGGTCCCGAACAGCACCGCGCCCTGCATCGACGCCGCCACCGCCGAGCCCACGAGGCAGTCGAGCCAGTGGTTGTCGATGGCCTGGGCGCGGAGCTTCCACTCATCCACGGTTCGCCCGCGGCCCTGGGTCTTGACCCGGTACTCGGCCGTCAGGTGCTCGGCCAGGAGCTGGTGCCGCTCGGGCTTGTGGCCGAAGAGCGAGAGGGCGCCGGGGTCGCCCATCGGCACCGCCAGGCGGGCCTGGATGAACGACTTCCAGTAGTTCGTGTCGAAGACGACGTGCCGCACGGCGCGCTTGCCGGTCACGACCGGGATGCGCCAGTTCAGCCCCACGCGGTCGCCGCGCTTGCGCTTGTACTCGCTGAACGGCAGGCTCGACGCGCCGACGTACCGCCCGTGGCTCGGGAGGAGCACGCCGCTGAAGGCGCTCTGGCGGCAGAACTGGTAGACCACGTCGGAAGACTGGCCCCAGTTGGCATCGATCAGGCAGCGGTCGATGCGGACCATCGCCCCGTCGTCCCGCCGCCATTCGCGACCGAGAGTCGCCTCGGTGAGCCGCTCCAGCCCGGCGTACACCGCGCCCTCCAGCCCGGCCCGCGGCGCTGCCGCCCCGAGCGTGCGTCGCACATCGCGCAGCGTGAAGTAGGCAGCTCTCTGATCGGGCTCCGTGCCGTAGTCAATGACGTAGCCGGTGAAGTCCTCCTCCCACGCGGCTACGAGCCAGAACAGGCACCTGGCCTGCACGTCGATGAACATGGTCAGCGCCGACGCCCCGATGGGCACCTCGCCACGCTGGTGGCCGTTGAGCTTGGCGCAGATCTGGTCGGTGCTGAGAAGGTCTTCGTCGAGGGCCGTCGCCTCGGGCAGCGGCTCGTTCTGGTACTCCGCCCAGAACGCGGCCTCGTTCTGGAGCTTGAGGTTCATTGCGTGCTGGACAGCGCTCAGCTCGTCGTGGTTGAAGCGCTGCGCCCACGCAACTGCCGCCCCCTCGTCCATCGCCTCGCGGTGCTGGCGGTAGAACTCGGTCGCCCGCCCGATTCCCTCGTCGGCGCGCAGACCCTCGGCGCGGATGCGCGCGTACTCAGCCCAGAGCTTCTCGTTGGTCGGGAACGAGTAGACCATCTTCGTCCGCTCGCCCTGCCACTGCGGGTGCTTGTCCCGATCAAGAAGTCGATCGGCCAGGTCGTCGGGGCGGACCACGGTCAGTGTCATGAGCCCGGCGATCTTCTTCCCCGGTCCAGCGAGGCCAAGGATGGCGCCGGCGAGGATGCGCTCGCGGTTGGCACACTGTGACGGCGACCGCGCCGACTCGTCCGTCTGCGGGTCGTCGATGAGTACGAGCGATGGGCGCACGCTGTGCCCGTCCGGCCGCTTGTGCTTCATGCCGCGGATGCGGCCGGTGATCCCCGCCACCCGGATGATGGCCCCGCTCGCGCGGGAGTCGGGGATGGTTGGGAGGACGATCTCCTTCGCCGTCCACCCGATGTGCGTCTGCTCGCCCTGGTACAACTGCCCCGCCGCTCGCTGGTGGATGCCCTCCAGCGCATGGATCGGGAAGCACGCCTCGGGGAAATCGTCGAGTAGGCGGTCGTTGTTCTCCAGCTCGGCCTTGATCGAGTCGAGCATCTGGGCCGCGTGCTCTTCGTCGGACCCGATCAGCGTCACGAACTCACGGTGGCCGTACACAAGCGCCCACAGGCAGGCGATCTCGCACAGACTGGTCTTACCACTGCCGCGCGGCATGGCCATCGCGAAGAGCCCGCCCTCGAGCACCGCCTGCTCGATCTTGCCGACGACCTTCAGATGGTCGGGCGACCACGCCAGGTGGAATGTCGCGGGGAAGTAGGCCTCGCAGAAAAAGCGGAAGTCACGCTCAGCCGCATCCTTTCTGACTTGGTCCACGACATCGGGCAGGTCTCCGATGTCGCGAGCGGATTGGGACAGGATCAGGTTCCGCCGAAGCGCCCGGTCCTTGTGCGCCTCGTAGGCGTCGATGGTCGATGGCTCCGGCTGGGCGAGCCGCTCGTGCCGCTCCACAACGAGCCAGGCGACGTACCGAACGAGGTCAACCGTCTTGTCGTCGCCGATCCGGAACCCAGCGCGCGTGCGGTGGCGGTGCAGCTGCCGCTCGCTGATCACTTCGTTAAGCGGCGTGGAGTTCAGCAGGCGGCATAGCTCGCCGGGTCGCAGGCTGCGCGGGTCAATCGCCACGGCTGGACATCTCCTTTACCAGCCACGCGGCGTAGTGCACGAGGTTGATCGTGCCATCCGGGTTGGTCGGCGCGCCGGCGTCGATGTCGGCGCTCAGCATGGCCTCGGTAACGCGCTGCCCGCCCGCGCGCGAGAGCATGCGAGCCGCGTCGCCTACCGGCATCGCCGCCGGGTTCAGCCGGGGACTTGTCCTGGACTCCGCCTGCCGACTAGGCGCCTGTTCGGACATGTCGCCCCCTCCATGTAGGCGGTCGCCCACATGCGCAGATTCCTCCGGAAGGGCCTTGCAATCCGAGGACATGCCGGCCCTCATGTGCCCCACGCCAGCGGGAAGGCCGCGGCGCGGAAGGAGCCCGACCATGTTCATCAAGCAGATCGTGATCGAAGGCGTTGAGGGGGATGTCGAGATCCGCCGAACCGAGATCGGCGCGGTCGTGATTGCCAACGACGTCGAGATCGAGGTCACCCGCGACGACACCCGCGAGGAGCGCTACGCCGTCGCGTACAACGCCGCCAAGGTCATCTGCGGGACGACGAAGCGCGGCGAGCCGAACGCCACCAACTCGATGATCCACGACGTGCTGAGCGAGATCGAGCGCGTCGCCGGTTGCTGAACCACGCGCCCGCAGCGTGCGGGCGAGTTTCTGTTCCCACCATGCAGAAGGAGAATCAGCATGGCAACGAAGAAGACCGCGAAGAAGACGACGAAGAAGGCAGCCCGCAAGCCCGCCCCGAAGAAGCCGCGGATGTCCAAGAGCGCGGCCCGCGCCGAGGGCGCGCAGCGGACCAAGGCGGCCCAGGCAGCCAAGGCCAAGTCGGCGGGCACCGACCCCGCGAAGCCCACGGCCGGCAAGGCGCCCAAGTCCGCCAAGACCCCGAAGGAGCGCAAGCCGAAGCGCGTCAGCGGCCTCGACCTGGCCGCGAAGGTGCTCGCCGACGCGGGCGAGCCGCTGAACGCCAAGACCATCGCCGAGCGAGCCATCGCCGCGGGGTGGAAGACGAGCGGCAAGACGCCCGAGGCCACGCTCTACGCCGCCATCATCCGCGAGATCGCCAAGAAGGGGAAGGACGCCCGCTTCGCCAAGCGCGATCGCGGACTCTTCACCGCCGCAAAGGGGGCCTGAGCATGGACGCCAGCGCCAACGACAACTTCGTCGCCCCTGAGGACACATGCCCCCTCTGCGGCGAGCGCGACGCGGACCGCCTGGTCTGGCAAGACGACGAGCGAGTCGAGTGCCAGATGTGCGGCACCGTGTACGAGCCGGGAAGGAGGGACCATGAGCGCTGCCCGTGACATGGATCGCCTCCGCGCCGTCCTCGAGGCCGCCGAGTCCCTGCTCGCCGCCCGCGAGGACCAGATGCTCACCACGGACGAGTGGGACGCGATCGAGCACGCCGTCGCGGCGTGCCGCGAGCCGCCGCCGCACGAGCGGACGGAGACCTTCCGCGTTGATGAGGGCGGGGCGCTCGTCCGCTCCGTCGTCCCCAAGCGCGGCGAGCCGTACGAGCACCGCTGCGACAAGGATGTGTTCGAGGCGGTGGCCAACGCCATTGACGAGGCCAACGGGACCTTCGTGCTGGAAGATCTCCGTCGGGCCACCGACGCGCCGTGGACGCAGGCCGCGGTCGCGTTTGCCTTCCTCAAGGAGCGGGGCGTTGTCGTCCCGATGCACGGACGCACCCACGCCGCAGCGGGCAAGGCGGCGTTCGAGGACGCCATGACCGAGTACCACGCCCTGCGCGAGAAGGGGCCGGCCGACGAGGCCTTCGGGTACGAGTAGGCCCCGCCTCATGCATCTTCTCCAGCCTCGGCCGTCGCCGGGGCTGTTTCTCCGGCGACAGCGTCTGTGATCCGCTCCGCCTTCCGCCCCGTGAACTGCTCCCAGCGCTGGACGATCACATCGCAGTACGCCGGGTCGATCTCCATCAGGAACGCATTCCGCCCCGTCTGCTCGGCGGCGATCAACGTCGAGCCGCTGCCGCCGAACAGATCGAGCACATGCTCGCCCGGGCGCGACGAGTACTGCATCGCCCGCGCCGCCAGCTCGACGGGCTTCTCCGTCAGGTGCACCATTGCGTTCGGGTTGATCTTCTTGACGTGCCAGAGGTCGGACGCGTTGTTCGGCCCCAGGAACACGTGCGCCGCGCCCTCCTTCCAGCCGTAGAAGCACCACTCGTGGGCGCCCATGAAGTCCTTGCGCGTGAGCACCGGGTGCTGCTTGTCCCAGATGATCGCCTGCGAGAAGTAGAGGCCCGACGCTTTCAGCGCCGGCGGGTAGTTGGCGCAGTTCGCGTACCCGCCCCAGATGTAGAAGCCGCGCCCCGGCTCCAGCGCCCGGGCCATGTTCCCGAACCACGCGAGCAGCAGACGCTCGAACTCCTCGTCGGACACGAAGTCGTTGACGAGCGGACGGTCCTTCGCTCGCATCTTGCCGGTGGGCTTGGACTTCTCCGGGTGACGCGCGAGGTCGAAACCCTGGTGGTGCGATGCGGTTGACTTCCGGGCCTGGCGCTCGCGATCCTTCTTGCCGCGCTCGGACTTGGACCGATCGCACTGAAGGTCCTCGCGCCGCGAAAACGATGTGATGCCAGCCGCGATCGCGTTGTTGCTGCGCGGCTCGACCTTCACGTTGTACGGCGGGTCGGTGTTGACCAGGTGGATGGGCTGCCCGTCGAGCAGGCGGTCCACATCCTGGGCGCTGGAGCTGTCGCCGCACATCAAGCGGTGGTCACCGAGCACCCACAGGTCGCCCGGCTTCGTCACCGGCTCGTCCGGCGGCTCGGGCACGGCGTCGGGATCGGTCAGGCCCTCCTGCACGCCGGGATCGAGCAGCTTGGCCAGTTCGTCCTGGTCGAAGCCGAGCAGCGACCAGTCGATGCCGGACTCCTGGAGCTCCGCCAGCTCGATGGGAAGCAGCTCCATGTTCCACTCAGCCAGCTCCGCCGTCTTGTTGTCGGCGATGCGGTACGCCCGGATCTGCTCGGGTGTCAGGTCCCGCGCGACATGCACCGGCGCCTTCTCCAGCCCGAGCTTCTGCGCCGCCTTCCAGCGAGTGTGCCCGCAGACGATGACGCCGTCGCCATCGACGACGATCGGCTGGCGAAAGCCGAAGCGCTTGATGCTCTCGGCGACGGCCTCGACGGCGTCGTCGTTGAGCCGCGGGTTCTGCTCGTAGGGCTTGACCTCTCCGATGGGTCGCATCTCGATCTTCATCGTGTCCTCCTTGACGTGTCTCTTTCAGGCGTGACCTTCAGCATGCGGTGGCCGCGCGGGTGTCCCCACTTACCGAGGTGCTCGACGCGCCAGCCGGTGGCGCGCCCCGCCTCGACCATCTCCGCGCGCGTGTACTCGAAGAGCCGGTGGTCGTGCGGCTCGGGCGGGTTGTCCGTCGGCTCATCGCACTCGCCGAACGTCGCGTACAGCACGCCGCCGGGCATGGCCGTCCGGAGGTGGGCGAGGCACCGACGGATGTGCTCCATCGGCAGGTGCGTAAACAGCGAGTGCGCCCAGGCCATGTCCGGCCGCGCCGGGAGCCGGTCGAACTCGAAGTCAGCCAACGCCAGCAGCGTCGGCCGCTTGGCCGCCATGATCGCCGGGCCAACTTCCCGCTCGGCACCGATGCGGAGCAGGTCCGGCTCCTTGTCCACGCCTGTGTACCTGTCCCAGTAGAGATAGCGGATCAGGTGGACCCCGCCGCGCAACGCGCCGCACCCAATATCGAGCAGCCGATGGTCGCGCCGCAGGCCCCGGCCCCGGAGGAAGCCCAGTTGGAGCCGGCCGACCTCGTCCCACAGGCCACCGACGTACTCGCGGTGCCCCGCCTGGCGGACCCCCTCGGGTCCGTGCATGTACGTCCGGCGGATCTCGGCATCGGTGGGGCGCTTCATGGCCGCCCCCTTCCCGCCGCTTCGCCACGTCGCGGCCCAGGGCGGCCCACGTCGCGGCCTCCCGCCGCGGGCGTAGGACCGGGCCACCCGGCGGCCCGTTGGCCACACGGGCCACCCTCCGGGGCGGGGGCGGAACCGGACCGGACAAGCGCAACAAACTCTGTCGGGATTCGCGGCTGTTCCCGGCGGCGTAGCGGCGCAGATTCCGCCGGGAAGGAACCATGCCACCCAGGTAATCCCCTGGTTAGGCTTCTGGCCGTTGGGCTGGCGGTAGGCGCGAGCCTGACCTCGGCGGAGGGGTCTACTGCCGCGCACTGTCGCAGACTGTCGCGACAGTTCATATTGCACGCGTGCGCGGCCGGGCGTGCGTGCGTGCGCGCATGCGCGCGGAACGGATCTCGGTACGATGGCAACTGTCGCGTCAGTGCGCGACAGTGCGCGGCAGTCGGGCGGCTCATGGTTGGTCTCCAACGAGGCCGATCCCCTCGTAGAACGAGGCCATGCCGGTCCCGCGGCGGCGCAGGATGCCGGGCACGGCGGCGGCGAGGTCACGGCCGAAGGTCTGCTTGTGGGTGACGACCGTGCGGCCGTCCTGCTCGCACCACGCCTTCCAGGCGGCGTAGAGATCGTCGATCCAGGCCCGGTGGCCGGCGCCAACCACGCAGCGCTCGCGAACGAACGCGCTGACGGGCGACGCCAGATCCTCGAGGTCGCGGATCGCCTCTGCGGCGCTGGCGGGCTGGACGAACCGGCCTCGCTGCCGGAGCCGCTTCCAGCCCTCGATGGCCCAGAGCAGGATGCCGGGCAGCTCGGCCAGCAGCTGGTCGGTGAGCGTCGGGTCTTCCTGGCCATAGAAGCTGTTCGTGAGCCGAAGGACGAGGAAGCGCCCGGCGAGGGCCGTGCTGGCGTCGTTGAGGCGGGGCAGCTCGTTGGTCAGGAACACGAACCGCGTCGGCAGCTTCATGCTCACCGAACCCAGGAACTTGCGATCGACGGTGAGCGTGTCCTCGCCGGAGATGCACAGCAGCCGCTCGACGACGGTCCCGACGCTGTCGCCGGTGAACCGGGCGTCGGAAACGATGGCCAGCGACTTGTCGATCAGCGGTTGGAGGCCGAAGTTGCCGGCGAGGCTGCCGGTCGTCGGCCCGACCACGTTGCCGGCGCCAACGAGGTTGGTGAGCACCCGCCCGATCGTCCCCTTACCCGAGCGCCGCGGCCCCACGAGAAGGAGCATCTTCTGCTGCGAGGTGTCGGCGGTGAGGCAGTAGCCCATCCACTCCTGCAGCAGCTCGACCGACTCCAGATCGTCACCCCAGAGCTGCTCGAGGAACTTGATCCACCGCTCCGGCGGCTCGGGGTCCGGGTCGTAGTCGAAGTCCAGCGCGTTGATCGTGAACAGCGCCGGTGATGGAGCCAGAACGCGCCCCGTCGGGATGTGCAGGTTCGCGCTCCGGCACGGCAGAATCTCCAGCGCCGGGGGCCGGCCCTTGTGTTCGTCCAACCAGGAAGGCGCGATCGTCGTGGCCGGCAGGTGCGTGTACGCCCGAATGGTGTCGAGCGCTTGCTTGACCGTCGTCGGGTTGGACTCGAAGTCCACCAGTTCCATCTCCCCGGTCCGTTTGTTCACGACGTACCGAAGAGCGGCGTGCAGCCACGGCTGGAGGCGGTGCTTCACGGCCTCGTCCTCGACCTGGCAGTAGCGGTTGCCGCGCCACTCCAGAAGCAGCCCGGCGTAGCCGTGCAGCGTTCGGCCGTCCGCGTGCTGGTGGAACTCGCGGGCGTAGGCCTCGGCGGTCGGCAGCGTGCGCCGAGGCGAGAGCACAAGCCTGCCCGTCGCGGGGTCGCGCTGTCCGAGCGGGACCGCCTGCTGGTCTTCGTCGATCGCCTCGGCTGTGCCGTTTGTCGGGGGCGCTGCGATCCCCGTTCGCCTGCGTCCGCGCCCGGGCGAGAACACCTCGGTGCAGTCCGCGATCGCGCACTCGATCGTCATCTGGCCGTAGGTGCGGTCGCCGCGCCGCTCGTCCCACTTGTCGCGGAACAGGCCCGATCGCCGGAACAGCCGGTCCATGCGGTCGGCGTCGCGCCCGGTCCAGAACGCGAGCAAGTTGCACAGCGCCTGATCAGCGGCGCTGTGATCGTCGCCATGCATGGAGATGTCGCCAGACCACAGCCGCTTGAAGCGGTCACCGTTCTTCGCGGCGCCGGCCTGCTCGATGAGTGCCTCGTCGCCTCCGTCGTATCCTGCGGGAGCAGCGTGCGCCGGCGTCTGGCGCGAGCGCTTCTTCGGCCACAGGCGGGCGCAGAGGGATTCGAGTTCGACCTGCCGTTCCTCGATGGTCGATGGCGCCCCGGCGAGACGCCGTCCCGTCAGCGTGAAGAACCGCTCCTTGTCGTAGACCTCGGTTTCCTTGAACCCCTCGATGGCCTTCGACTTGCAGCTGGCACCCTCCGGCTTCCTCCCGAGGATGAACACCTTGACGCCACACCCGCTGGGGCTGACCTCGGTGTAGGAGCTGAGCGAGTCGATGATCTCTCGGGCGGTGCCGACGATCTCCCCGTTCTCGCCGATGCACCCATCGAGATCAATGCCGGTGAACGGATCGTCTGCCGCGAACACGAAGCCGACGCCAGCGTAGCGGTCGCTCGCACGGCACGCCGCAACTGCGTCGTCGAATGTGGTCCAGGTCGCAGGATCGGTCGAGGAGGCGCGGCCGCCATCCCGCGGGTTCACCGGGCACTTCGTCTGCTTGCCGCCGCGAGTGATGTACTTCCAGCAGACCCACTGCGGCCGATTGCGGAGCGCCTCGGGCACGTGCGTCGGGTCGAACGCGACTGCGGGGGCCCTGCCGCTCGGCGCTTGACCATCGCTGATCGGGTTACCGGGTCTGTCGGCACTCACGGCTGCCCCGGCTCCCGCTGGAGGGTGAAGCCCAGAATCGCGATGGACGCTTCAAGGGGTGTGCGGCAGGCCATCAGAGCCCCTCCGCCTCGAGCTCGGCGCGGATGCGCTCGCGACGCGCCTCGTCAGCCTGATCGCTCCGCCGCGAGGGCGGTAGGCGTCGGGCACGACGTCGGGGAGTCACCTCGGCCGAAGGCGCCGTGGGCTCCTCCTCCGTGATCTCGAAGTACTCCGCGTCCGCGTCCGCCAGCCGCTGGCCGAACTCGTCGAGCCAGCGCGCCGACGTGAACAGCTTGCCCCCGATGCGGACATGCTGTAGCCGGACTCGGTCGCCTGACCGGGCGAGCACGCCGCGCCGACACCATCGCCAGATGCAGTTGGGGGTTGGACTTCCAGGAGCGATCCGGGCGGCCTGCGACAGCGTCAGGCGCTCATCATCTGCCTCCCGTTGCTGCGGATTGTCGGGGCGTGTTGCCGTGGAAGTGGTGGTTCCCATGCACGTACTTTGAGCCCTGCTTTTGCGCTGTAACTCTTTTGGGCTGATGCGCGAAGGCGTCGGGCGGGCAGAACATCACTGGCGCGGTGGGAGGCCGGTTCAGTAGGCCGCAAGAAATTCTCGGCCGCTCGTGTTACGTAACTCGTAACTCGCCCGAGCCTGCCCAAGGGCACCGGGCGGTGCTTACCGCCGGCCGCTCAATGCCGCTCGGCTATGCTCGGGGGCAATGGAACCCGGCCAGCTCGATCTAGACGAGGCGGAACAGGCGATCCGGCTCTGCAACGCCAGCGCCGAGTTCAGAGCCGCCGACCGACTCATGCACATCCACTTCCCCACGCCGGAAGCCGCGCTGGATGCTGCGTCGATGGCCGAGCGGGTCGTGCTGATCAATGGTGTCTGGGCAACGCAGATGTTCTGGAGGCAGGGGCTGGCCGAGAGGGTCATCGAATCCCTGCGCGGTGGCGCGACCCGCGCCCTGGCAGTCTGCCGCTCGCTGGACTCCGAAGCGCTGGAGCACTCGCCTGCGAAGGTCGTGGAGGCGAGTCGCCTCGCCATGCCGATCGCGCTTGGATTGACCGATGCGAACGGCAGCGGCGGACCCTACTCGTTCGCCACGAAGTTCCTGCATTGGACCATGCGTTGCCACTTCCCGATCATGGACAGCCGCGCCCGGACTGCCATCAATCGCCTGCAACAAGCTCGAGGCATTGAGCCGCGCGTGCCCCAGAACACGGGTGACCTGCCCTGGCAGGAGGACTACCCGCGCTGGATCACTTTTTACAGCCAGCTCATTGGAGCGCTTGCACCCCCAGACAGGGAGCGGCTGCTGCGTGCGGATCGGGACTCGCAGCCAGAGCCAGACCCGTGCGAGAACTCGCTGCTCCGCGTGCTCGACAAGGTGTTCTACTCGCTCGGTAGCGCGCCCGAAGACAGATCACCCTAACGACACGCGCCTGGTCCCGCTCCGACGCGAGGCCAAACACAAGGCAGATGAGAGCTGCGGCGGGCTTGGCGAACCCACAGATGCATCGTGGCTTTGCCAGATGGCACAGATGGAAATTGGGAAATCGCCAGTTCTGGCAGCCGGCTAGCAGACGCTAAACCCGCATTCGCCGCCTCACCTCGCGGGAGGGCGTGGGCTGGCAGTGCAGAAGGTTTTTGTACGGGTCGTCCTGGCCCGAATTCAAGCGATGGGCTTGACAGCCGAGGCATTTGAGCCGATACTTGTGGTACCTGACCGAAGGGTTCTACGGAATCCCTAGCGTACAGGCCCATTCGCGGTCTCGCGAGACATCCGAGCTTGGTCTGGTTTCTCAGTCCTCCACACCAAGCCGTCTCAAGCATGCGGGCCCGGATGAAAGCTGAGGTATACCACTGTCGTACGCCGAATGCCCAAGGCCCCTATAGGGGCTTTGGGGCTTCGCGTGCCCACTTTGGAGACCCTCAGATGGCCGACGCAACCACCACAGATACCCCCAGTCTCGACGACCTCCTTGAGTTCATCAGGGACTTCGCAGTGCAGCAGTACCGCGAGCGCGCTCGCAGTACGCATGGATCGATCCTGGCAGACGCCATTCGTCACCGGTTCCCGGATTTCTCGTACGAGGCGGTCGGGCTCGACCGTCTCGCAGACGCCGTGGCCAAGGCGGAAGAGCGTGGACTCGTTGTGCGCGATCGCAACGTAGCACACCTTGAGATCGTGCCGGGGCCGGCCACGGGGGTGGATGCAAAGTCGCTTGGCGCCGCCAAACCGCGATACCTGAGGCCGGAGATCTGGCGAGCGCTCGTCTTTGTCACGTCGCACGAGCGGCACTTCATCAACCGCGAGACCGGGAGCGTGCGCTCCATTCCATCTGACGAGGAACGGTCCATTGGCACGCACTCGGCCGACCCGAACTCAGCGGAACTTCCGCGCATTCCGGCGGAGACTCAGCAGGCTTGGGTGCGAGCATACATCCAGAGTCAGGAGACCTTGGACCCGGACGATGCGCCCCTACGCGATCCGCAGTGGTGGGTTCGTGTGCCCGAATGGCTGCGCGAGAAGGGCGCGGAGTTTGAGCGGGGTTGGCGCCGCGAACGGTCACAGCGCGTCATCGCCGCCGCGGTGGAGTGGGCGAAAGAGAACGCCGTGTCGGAGACTCTGCTGTTCGCTCCGCCGAGGTCGAAGCCGTCGGAACTCCCGTGGGAGGAGGAGACGGACGAGACGCGCCGAGCACTCCTGGCGGCGCTCGGTGACATGCCACTCCACGAGTTGGAGAACCTGTCCATTCCAGTCCGCTACGTCGTGCGGTACTTCCGTGCCCGGTGAGGCGCTCCTGAGGTAGATTCAGGGAGCGCCGCCGGATGCCTCTGCGAATCACAATCATCGGCGGACTGGAGGAGAATCCCGATCGGGCCACCCTTCTCGACCGACTCCGTGCGCGCACGGGGGACGATGTCGAATGGGAGTGGCTCAAGGCGGAGCCACCTCAATGGAATGTCCCGGCCAAGCTCCTCAGCAGGCTGGCCGGGCAGTTTCGACACAAGAGGCCAGACGTCGAGTTGCCCAAAGTTGTGAAGCTGAACCACCTCCACGGACGCGATCAAGGCACGCTCTACTCGGCCGTACCAGACCCAGCCCTTGCGCCGCCAGACGTCCAGTGCACCGAGGAACTCGTCGAGTGGCTCCTGAGCGCTGAAGCGAAGCTGATCCCCCCGACCGAGTGGTACGGACGCCTATCCGAGGCCGCGTTGGCGGCGCTATTGAGCAAGCTGATCAAGAAGAAGTCGTGGAACAAGGACACCCAAGGACACGCTTGGACGCAGGAGGCGTGGCTGCTCGCTGACGCGCCCGTGGACCGGCCGGGATTCGAGGCGGTTCGTGCCGAAGCCGAGACCCTATTGAACATGGCCGACGGTGCTCTCTTCTTGTCAAAGGGGGGCAATCAGGGCAAGACCCCGAAGGAGTGGTGCATCAAGGTCGATCACTTGCCGCTGGTCAAGCGCATGATGCTCGCGAGGAGCTTCGATCACCTCGGTGGAGTGGCAGCACTTGAGGCAATTCACCGGCGGGTGTCACGCGAAGGTGCCTCGGACTACCGAATTGACGGCGAGATCGTGACAGAGCGCGTCCTATACCTCTGTCGCAGCTAGCCGATCCGGCGCGTCACTTCGATCACCTTTGCCTCATCCCGCTCGGCGTAGACCGCATCCGTGATCACGGCGGACGAGTGCCCCAAAACGAGTTGGGCCGCCTCGAGCCCGAACTCCCGTCGGATGCGGGTGGCGGCGCTGTGACGGAGTTGGTGCGGGTGCCAGCGGTGGGTCCGCCGCCACTCGGCCACCTCGCGCTTCTCCCGATCCGTGAGCCGCGCGAGGCACGCCTTCTCCGTCTCCCGCCGCCCGTCGCCGTCTTCGCGCGGCCGCAGGTGCTCCGGCGGCGGGAAGGCCCGGTCGCAGGCGTACTGGATGGCCCGCCGGTAGCTGTCCACGGTGTACGCATCCCCCGGACCCCGCTCGGGGTCTTCGACGCGGTTGGTGCCGGGGCGATTGCCGTAGCCGATCGGCGTCTTGCGATTCGCGTGCTGCCTCGCGCGGCGCTCAGCCTCCGCCTCAGCCGGACTGAACAGCGGCCGGTTGGGGTTGCGCTCCCGCAGGAACGGCTCCAGGACCGCCTCGGCCTCCGGCCCGAAGTAGACCTCCCGCTCGGCGCCGAGGTGCGCGGTCTTGTGCTCCGTCAGCCGCGCGACGAGTAGCCCCGTCCGCCCCTCGCGGTCGATGTCGCGCCCGCGCAGTCCGACGATCTCGCCCGGCCGCGCGCCGGTCAGCAATTGCAGGCGCACCATTGCCCGCACCGGCGACGGCAGGTACTGCATCGTCGCCTCCAGCAGGAACTCCGGCACGGGGCCGACCTTCTTCCCCTCGGTCGCTCGCGAGCGGCCACGCTTCAGCGGCTCGAGCATCCCAAGCGCGTCGGCTACCGACGGCGGCACCATCTCTTGGGTCACGCCCCAGCGGAAGACCGCCACGACGATCCGCACCCGGTCGTTCACCGTCGTCCGCGACCACGGCCTGCGTACGGGAGTCGCCGCCGGGTCGCCGCTGATCATCGCCTCGCGCAGCAGCCGCAGCCGCTTCGGTCCATACCGTGCGACCGCCGTCGAGCCGTCCATCTGCCGGAGCAGGCGCAGGGTCGCCTTGATCGCGTTGCAGCGTTTGGGCAGGAACTCGCGCGCCACCCGCCGCCAGTACTGGAGCGCCAACTCGTCCACGTCGGGGCCGCCGGTCGCAGCGGAGGTGGTGGCCGGAGCGGCATCGGGCAGATCCGGCAGACGCCGCGCGAGCGCCTCGTACTCGGCCAGCACGCGGTAGTACAACTCCCGGCTCTCGGGCGACCCGTACTCGCCCAGCCAGTAGTCCTTCCGCCGTTTTGTCACGGCGTCGGTGAGCGTCACGATCGCCTGCGTGTACCCCTTGCGCTGGCGGTACGCAGGTGGCTTCCGGGTCTTCTTTGGGGTGGTCTGAACAGCCATGGGCGGCGCTCCTCGTGGTCGAGCGCGGTGTCACACCGCGCGTTTTTCGACCCGATCTGCGCCGCCGTCCGTCGGCGGGTCACCGCAAGTGGCGGTTTCAGAAAGCCTTACGGCAATCGGGGTGAGAGGATTTGAACCTCCGACCTTCTCGTCCCGAACGAGACGCGCTACCAAGCTGCGCTACACCCCGTGGTCTTGACTGGCCTCCGGGGGCGATGGCCGCTCTCCGGGTCGGGCCAGTA